CAATTCCTTACAACTATCTCACAAACAATGGGACCAGAAGCTACTCAGCAATACATAAATCCTGAGGAAGTTATCAAACGTCTAGCTGCTGCACAAGGTATAGATATACTTAACCTTGTAAGAAGTATGCAAGAGATACAAGGTGAGCAACAGGCTGCTGTACAACAGCAACAGCAAGCTGATCTACAGCAAGCTGCTATGAAATCACCAATGATGGACCCAAGTAAAAACCCACAACTAGGAGGACAACCCGGTGGAGAAGGTCAACCCGTCCCGCCCACGTAAGGCCAAGCGTACTAAGAAAGTAACGCCACCACTCAGCAAAGAAGATAAAGAACTCTTTGAAGAGAAGGTAAAGGAAAATAAATATGCCCCTCGTATGAAGGTAGGTAAACCACAGATTGGACGTAGTATTAAAGTCGAAACTGTTGGTCTCGGTAATCTAAAAGTAATCACCCAAGATGGCAACCCTAACGTATGATCCAAGCGAAGCTCAAGAAGGTGAGCTGTCAGCTGAAGAGCAGGACTCTCTCAAAGTAGGAGAAGCT